ATGGTCAATTAACCATTGTATGTAATTTTCATTCATGGCTTATCGGTTTTGGTTACAACTCTTTTAATCCAATTTATTGCATCCATAAATCCTGCTGAATATACAACTTGAGAGAAAGGGTCAAGATGGTGTTTTTCCTTGCCTAATTGCCTTTCCTTTCCAATTTCTATATCATTATCTCCTGATACTCCTAAATGAAGGACTCCACAGATATATTTTATTTTTTCTCTGACTCGTGCTGTTTTCATAATTATTTCTAAATCATATTAGCTTTACCAATAGGCCCCTTACTAGTTTTTTTATTCATTATTCTAGGAACCTTTTGATAATCTTCTACCTTTTTCAGATAAGCCAAACGAACCTCTTCATCGGATTTCATACTAGTAGTAATAATAACTGTTTTGGGATTAATTCTAACTTCTCTCGAATAAGGGAGAGGTTTATGTTTGTGTATAAGTTTTCGTTTTTTCATGTATATCTAGCATATCATTATATATAATAATAGTAACTTATGTTTATTTCATACCGCGGATACTAGAAAAGTCTAGGAAGAAGGGTTTTGCGAAGATATAACGGATGTTTAGGATTTCCCGATTTGGAAATATCTAAACAACTGAGAGGGCCCATTAAAGACTTAACTTTATTTACTCTCCTATGAGACAACATATTATTACCCCAAGCAGCCATTCTAAGAACTGCTATCTTAGATATTGTAATTAACCACTGATCACAGAGAGGACCGACCGGGTCTGGTACATATTCTAAAATCTTTGGATCCCTAGCTCTATAGGCATAAAGATTACATACAAAAATACTCCCATATCCCCACCATTTAGCGTAAGCTATACATTTATTAATAGTGGGGTCATTTTTAGTTGCATCAGCAGTTGAGGGGTTCAACATAATCCACATACATGAATCAAGTTCTTTATCCCAGATACGCCAAAGAGAATATCTGTACTTTTCATCTTCCGAGATAATAGCTCCACTGACGCCTTCAAATTCATTTATCATTTATTCCAGGTATTAATTTGGTTATTAATATAGCACATGGTTTTTCTATATCGTGAATGGCTTTACGAAATTCTCCCTCTATCTGAGACATTTTATGACCCCTGTTCCATATTCCAGTAGGATGAAGTTTACCCTCATCATCGAGAACATATATTTCATACCTATTCATTATCGATTGTAGTTGGTGTACGATTAGTGAAAAATTTGAGTATCTCGTCATGGATAGTTAACCCCTCATGGCTCACTATACGTTGGTCTTTCATTTCTTGTAATTCATACTTACTACCTTTCTTTATAGGGATATCTTGTTTAATATACAATATCATTCCCATGTGACTTGTTTCTACAAATTTGTTATCCTTCTGGAATGTTTTTGTCCTTTTTAATCCATGCCCTTCTTCTTTTATTTCTTTATACCCTAATCTTTTTAATTCTTCAAAAAGGGGTTGAGTGAAAGTTACCAATCTTTTATGTGTTATCTTCTCTTCGTTCATTATCTTTCATTATTCCTAATTCCTTTTTCAGTAATTCTAAGTTCTCAGATTCAGCTTGAACTGCTTTACCAAAAGTATAAGCCTCCTCAAAAAGATTCCCCATAGTAATCATTATAAGACTGGCATTCTCTTCTCTGGCTTTTGTATTGATAGCACCACGAAGTTGCCCATTGAGTAGGTTAGATATGTTAGTTATATAATCCTCGATCTCCTTTTCCATAGAGTTATATTCTTTCTAAAGCATTAAGGGGTAATTCAAAAAAGGGATCTTCTCCTTCTTTTAAGCAACATGCAATTCCATTACCAGTTATGCACCCATACGTATAATCCCGGTATTCAAAAACCTCTTCGCCTTTTTCAAAATCTCGACCTAACCAAAAACATTCTTCTGTGGTGACCCTTCTTAATAATTTTAATTTCATATTGTGTTTATTACTAATAGTATCCTGAACAACTAGTATCATAAAACGGGAGAACCCATCTAATGAGCTCTCCCGAGTCGTATTATGCTACTGCACGATACTGGGGCATATTTATCGCTTTGCCTTTTGCGTTGTACTGTCGTTCTCTTTATTCCCTTTCTACCTGCCATCAAATCCTGTCACCCCCAAACCCTGGCTACCCCTTTCAGGACCAGGTAAACAAACTGACAACCATAGTGGAGGTGCGGAGAATCGAACTCCGGTCCGAACAGTCCTTGAAAATAAGTCAATGAACTATGTACATATTATAATAGTACTTGGTCTAGCTAGCATTTCTTAATATTATTCCGTTTATTATTAGCTTGCTCTTTAGCTGTAGCCCATCTTAAGTTTCCAGGTTCATAATTACTATCATTATTTATTCTATCTAATGTTAAGTTTTTTTCTCTATAACCTGGTAATGATGATATATAATATATAAATGTAACCGGATCATTTACCCAAGGTTTATATAAGGTAATACCTCTACCACCATAATCAGGATATTTATTACAAGTTTTTCTAAAACATCTTCTCTTAATCCTTTTCCATAACGAGTATTCTTCAGTATCTGATAACCCATGTTTAACATGATCGCATCCACAACCTTTAGTATGACCACTTTTTATTGAGCTTATCCTTTTGTTAAAAATTTTTCCACAATGACATTTAAAAGTACCATTTCTTCTAGCTCTACCATTTGGGTCATAATTATCAATAATTTCTTCTAAAAAAATAATCTCGTATGGACCTAACACTTGATTAGGTTCATATTTAATACGAGCTTTAATTCTTTTATCTAGTATATTCATTGCAAGACTTTACCTTATATAAATAAATAATACTTATGCGTATCCTCGGGATTAATACAGGAAATGGGATATTAGTATACCCAATGAGAAAATACTTGGTAGCTAATTATGAACCAAGATCGGTTTTTAAAACTCCTAACAATATACAATGGAAATTAAACTTTGGGAATATTCCTTTATTTAATAACCAATCAGATTTTTATAACCATGTAGCTAAAGATTATATTAATAATGTAGATAGTATTGTTTCTGCTCCAGACTGTGGACACAGTTCTATGTTAGCATATAGCAGAGCTAAGAAATTATCTAATCCTAAAAAAAATTTTAGTTTTAATCTATTTATGGATAGTATAAGGATGTGTATGCCCAAGGTATTTTTAATGGAAAATTTACCTAAGGTTTTAGATATGGTTCCCATAGAAGTTTGGGAAAAAAGCTTTCCGGGTTATGAACTCATATTCCATATCTTACCAGTAACAGAGTGGGGTAACTCACAAAAAAATAGAAAACGATTAGTTCTCATAGGCCTTAAAAAGGATGCTTTTGGGAATAACTTATCGAAAGTACAATACCACTTTAACAATGTATATAAGATTAAAAAGATAAAAACATGCGGGATATTATCGATTGGGCTAGATGAAGAAGATTGGGATATCGGACATATTCGAGAGGATATCGATGATGTTATTACAATGTATTCTGGTTTTAAAATAAGTCTTAAAAAAGTTCAACAGTTCTGGTTAAATAATCCAACATTAAAAAGATGGCCTGTTAATGATAAGAAATTTACAACGGCTCCGGGAGTTTATCGCAACCTTGCAGATGATTTTCCTGCTGTAGCTCGTAAAGCTAATCGTCAATTTAATGATCGGGGTTTGCAAATGTCTCCAAGAGAACTTGCAAGGATTCAAGGAATACCAAATACCTTTAAAATATATACAGATCTTAACCGAAAAACTTTCTCCATTAACAAAGGAAGAGCAACAGTTTCTAAAACACCACCCTATGAAATTGGGAGATGGTTCTATAAACAATTATTAAAAATTAAGCCATGGATATCGTAAAAAAACATTTAACTAATGGTCAATATTTGACCCAGGTTTATGAAAAATTTTCTCAATTTCTTCATCATACTGTAAGTACTAATGCCATGAGTGCGTGGCGCTGGTGGAACTCAACCCCAGAACGTGTGGGTACCCCATTTATAATTGATCGAGATGGGTCTATTATAGAATGTTTTAGCCCAAATATGTGGGCATATCACTTAGGTATAAAAGGTGATGATAACTGGCATGAAATGCATAGTATTAATATAGAACTGGTATCAGCTGGCCCACTTCGTCTGGTAGATGGACAATTTATATTTTATCCCTTATGGCCTAATAAAGTTCACCAAACTCTTATACCTAAAGCAGAGGTATATAGTTTCGATAAACCATGGAGAGGACACAGGCACTGGCATAAATATACTGAAGCCCAATTAGAATCCTTGAAATGGCTCATAGGTAGAAATGCCCTTGATTTTCCCAGTCTCGGTTTGGATAATGATTTAGATAGGATATTTGATTTTAATCCTGATGTTATTAAGAACCATATTCCAGGTATATGGACTCATAATACCGTCAGAGAAGATAAATCCGACCCATTCCTTTACCCACCTTTAATTGAAGCTTTAAAAGAAGTACAATCCGAATTGATTAATATAAGGAAAGCATCGGTGATACCAGAAGTAAAGAAGGTAATTGACAAGAAAACAATTAAAAAATCATCCTCTTCTCGGTCTAATCCCAGATCTGGCCCTAATTCCTAGTTCCTAATTCCTTTTTTTTTAAATTTTTAGCGCCACGGGATTATAGGGTATTATATAGCATATTATAATAAATAATAATATGCAATATATAATACCACTTAATACCCTCTGAGGCAGGTATAAATATTATGAAGAACATTTTTCTCATCATACTAATCTCTTTCATAGTAAGTCTAATAATATGGGATATCTTTTTCAGAAAAAAACCCATTCTTCCTCCAGAAATCTCCTATCAATATGAAACAGATACTATCTGGGATTCAATACCCTATATCGTACCTGAACCATATCCTATATACACACAACCTTATACGGTTACGATATATACAGCCGATACTAATACCATCAACAGCCTAAAAATGGAATTAGTGGAAAAGGATTTAATAATAATTAGCCTTACAGATACTATCCGAATATATGAAGGTTATTTAAAACAATACCCATCAAACCCAAAACTATTAGCCCTCGATCTTAAGAAGGATTCGATGTCAATAGGGTTACTTAACATTACCGGTATACCCCAAGAGAATAAGTGGCCCATCGATTTAGCTAGGTTTAATTACCGTTGGAATTATGTTGTAGGTTTGACCAGATATCCTACTCTTATGCCCCCCACAAAAGAAAGATCACCATTTGAATATTTTGTGGGGGGCGGTGTGGATTTACTCTATTTATCTCCTTATGTGTCCGGTCGAATTGAAAAGGATTGGGCTAGTATGAGGCTATATGGAAATATTAATTTAGGACTATTAAACAAAAATATAAGTGGTATAAAACTAGGGGTAGATTATAATTTTAATGGGACAAATTCAAATAGAATCAGGTAGGGGAATAACAACTGAACAGTTTAAGATATTAGAGAAAGTTTCTAGAGACCCTTTTTACTTTGCTTCCTTTGCTTGGATTATCCATCCAATATATGGGAGAGTAAACTTTGATCTGTATGATTATCAAAAATCGGTTCTGTACCATTTTATAAAGAACCGATTTAATATTGTATTAAAATTCAGACAAGCTGGTCTTACAGAATTAATATCATTGTATTGCCTATGGTTGGCAATGTATCATGCAAATAAAAATATCCAGATAATTTCAATTAAGGATAGGGTTGCAAAGAAGGTACTTAGAAGGATTAAGTTCATGTATCGCAATCTTCCTGAATTTCTTAAAATTAAAGTAGTAAATGGACGACCTTCAGAAATCGGAACCGGGACAGAGATTGGATTCTCTAATGGGAGTACTATTACCTCTATACCAACTACCGAAGACGCTGGTAGATCTGAAGCAGTTTCCTTGCTTGTTATTGATGAAGCAGCTATCGTTCGTTGGGCTACCCAAATCTGGGCAGCTGCGTTCCCTACCCTCTCCTGTGCGATTTATGAAACTCCAATTTTTGTTAGGGAGAAAAATGATCCTAAGAATGGTAAAGGTAAATACTTTACTAATGAAATTATGTTAGGTTCTTTATGCCCAGAAAAAACAGGTGTAAAAGATATTTCTGATTTTGGTTTAAAAACTTTAACCCACACTGGTAAATGGCAAAATATAACTCATGTTCAAAATAAGGGTAAGCTTGAGACCTGGCATGTTATAGATTGTAAAAATAAAGAAAATGGTTTTACTCCAGCTCATAGATTATATACTACTGAAGGGTGGAAAACTTTAAAAGAAATTATTAAAAGGGATTTAAATGTAGTAATGGTTGATACCTTGGTTGATAATTTAATTAAATTACCAATTACTATCCCGCCAAAAAAAGAGATTATAAAATGGATTAAAGATTTTCCAGGTTATTATGTTTCTAACTTAGGTAAGGTATTCCGTTTAAAAAATGGTTCATATATAGAATTAACACAAAGACCAAATAAAGATGGTTATTTAAGAGTTGGGTTGACTAATGGAGAAAAACGAAATACGGGTGGAAAACTTAATAGAAGTAAAAACAAAAATTTTCAAAGGCCAGTAGCTAAATTAGTGATTGAAGCTTTTTTAGGAAAATCAAAAATAAATTATCAAATAGATCATATAAATTGTAACAGGCAAGATAATTATATAACTAATCTTAGATACATATCTGCCTCTAAAAATGTTTCCAGGGGATTTAATTATAACCTTAATGGGTTATTAGGTTCTTTATCTGGTTCTAAATTACCTGATTTAGATAAAAGAAGTAGAATATTGGAAATGATTGAAATTGGATATTCTTATAGGGAAATAGCTAATGAAGTTTACCCAGATAATTTACAAGCTCATAAATTTGTAAAAAGAATAAATGAGGAAAGAGGTTCAAAAGTTTATATCACAAAACTTAATATTATAAAGAAAACCTATGAAGATATATATGATATCCAAGTAGAAGAAGACCATAGTTATATTTCGGCAAACAATTATATAAATCATAATACCGGGGGATCCGCTATCGTAAACTCTACCCCCTATGGGATAGGCAATTTTTACCATAAACAATGGGTCGACTCCGTGGCTGGAGGTAATGAATTCTTTCCCATTCGTCTCTCATGGAGAATGCACCCAGAAAGAAATGACGAGTGGTATAGAATTATGTCTAACGCTCTTGGACCTAGAAGGACAGCCCAGGAAATCGATGGAGATTTCCTCACCTCAGGAAATTCTGTATTCGATCTCACAGATATCAAAGCTATTGAGGATGGTCTGTCTGAATTAACTATACATAAGATTAGATTAGATGGTAATCTTGTTGAAGTTGATTTACCCAATAAAGATGATAAATATTATATAGGGGCTGATGTTGCAACTGGAAGAAGTAGAGATTACTCTGCTTTCTCTATCATGAACAGAGCAGGAGATGAGGTATGTTATTTTAAAGGTAAAATTCCGGTTGGGCAGTTTGCTGATTTATTAATGGAATATGGTAGGAAATATAATAACGCAGTAGTTGCTCCAGAAAGTAATGATATTGGTTTATCGGTAACTACTAAGATTCAAGAAAGTGGATATCCACATTTATTTTATACAACTAAGTTCCTGAAAGAGAAGGGAGAGGGGAGACCAAAGAAAAGTAAATTACCTGGTTGGTATACAGATAGAAAGACTAGGCCTATTATAATTGATGAGCTAGAAGAAGATATCCGTAATGACAATGTATTAATTACAAATAAATTTTTCTTACAAGAGGCCTACACTTTTATATACGACGAACGTAATAGACCTGTTGCTATGGGCAAACATTCACGAGGTACAGATGATGAGGATATTCTGGATGATGAGAATACTTATACTGATGATAGTATCTTGGCTGAATCAATTACGAACTTTATAAGGAAAGGTAAAGTAACTACAACAGTAGTTGCTCCTAGATAAAATCAATACTAGTTTTTTTTAAATTAAAACATAGTCATGGCATTATTTAATTTTATAAAACGGGGTAAAAGGGAGTTGGTACCAATTTCTGAACCAGTTGAGAAAAAAACGATAATACCACCAGGTAGATCCAGTAGACCTACTTTTGGAACTGATGCCTATATGGATATCAGGAATAATGTTACGTTTATTACTCCTGGTTATATTGCTAATTACATTCCCGTTATTCGTAAGATGTCTTGGATTAATCCTGATGTGGGGTTAGCAGTTAATGATATGGTACAATTAACCAATACAGGACATAGAGTAAAATTTGATCCAGGAGTATCCCCAGACCAACAAGAAAGTATGAGACATCATCTTGACGAAAAGCAATTAAAGTGGGGAGATGGAGTCGCAGGTATGAATGGTATGGTTAATAAAATGATTGCTCAAATATGGATAGCAGGAGCTTTATCTACTGAGTGGGTAGTTGCCAATGATAAAATGGGGGTAGATCATTTAGCATTCGTTAACCCTGAGACTATTAGGTTCCAGTGGAATAAAAAGAAACTTAGATTTTTTCCCTATCAATTACAAGATCAAAACACACTTGGGTTTGGGACTACCGGTAGTATGATGGGTGAGAAATATGTTAAGTTAAATACCAATACATACAAATATTTTGGCCTTAATGGGGATACAGATATCCCTTATGGTATTCCTCCTTTTTTAGCTGCTATGAATGCTCTCAGTACTCAATCTGATATGGATACCAATATTCGTTTTATTATGAAGCAAATTGGGCTTCTTGGATTTACACAGCTATTAATGACTAAACCCAGTCAAGCCCAAGGGGAGAAAGATGAAACATATAAAGCCAGGTTAATTACTATGTTGGATGAGTCTAAGAATAATATACTTGATGGGATAAAAGATGGGGTAGTTGTAGGTTTTGAAGAAGACCATCAATTTGAATTTAACTCTACTACGAAAAACCTTAGTGGGGTTTCTGAATTATATGATCAGAATGAAGTGCAAGTGGCTAATGGTCTTAAAATGGCCGCTGAATTTATTGGTGTAGGAAATGCTGGTAGTGAAACTGGGATAAATATAGTATTCACTAAAATGCTATCTCAACTTCAAAATGTTCAGAAAATTGTATCTGCAAACCTTAGACATGGTTATGCTTTAGAATTGAGATTAGCGGGGTATAATTTTAAACATCTTCAAGTTGAATTTAAACCTTCTACTATTACAGATGAGTTAAAATTCCAACAAGCTATGGAATATAAGGTTCGTAATACTTATAATCTATTTCAGATGGGTCTTATTGGTCAACAACAAGCAGCTGATATAATGGAACTTGATAAACCCGATCAGTTAGAACCACGTGGGCCTATTAGTGGAGCTGGTAAATCAAGTGATGAAAGACAAGATCAGAATGATGAGTCTGATAAAAAAATAAGGGAGAAAAAGAAAGCTCAACCTAAGAAGGGTGATCAAAAGAATATTCTGGAATTTATGAATAATTTTCCTGAAAACCTTGTAAACGAATTCCTTGATTGGTATAATACTAAATAACAATACCACTTTATCCTTTAATATGGACAAAATATTTTTTGATACTGCGATTCTTATAGGTGGGCATGCTCTTATATTGGGGCATAAGCCTGATAAGTTAACTTTGGAGCAAGTTCATAAGAAGATTGAAGAAGATAAAACTGACTTTGCTAGTTTTGGTTTATTTGATCAGTCTTCTCCTAATTATACTACTTATTACCCAGATGTTACTCCAGAGGATTTACAACCTACTCCAGATGAATTTATAGAGCCAGTTTTTAGAATACTCTCTGAGGTAGTAGTTCATAAAAAGCATAACCCAATATATTTCCCGGCAGCTGTTTTAAAGAAAACTATGTATAAACTCATAGGTCAAACAGTAAGCGTTGACCATGAGATGGCTGTGGGAAATGCAGTAGGAAGTATTAAGGCTGTTGAATGGCAGAATGCCTATACTGTTAATGGGGTTAAAGTACCTGCTGGTATTAATGCTACTTTACTTATAGATGGTAAAGCTAATCCAAGATTGGCTAGGGGTATCATGATGGACCCACCCTCTATTCATTCGAATTCAGTTACTGTAAATTTTGCTTGGAAGAAGTCACATCCTAAGATGGAGGATAATGAGTTCTATAATAGACTTGGAACATTAGGTGATGATGGTAAACTGGTTCAAAGAATAGTTACTGATATCGCAGCTTATCATGAGACTTCACTTGTTTCTCATGGAGCTGATCCCTTTGCTCAGAAGGTTGTAGATGGAAAGATTGTTAATCCTGCTTATGCTGGTTCTCAGTATTGGACTACTGATACTGCAAATAAGGTTAAAGAAATCAGTAATAATGCTTTTAATTGGGATTGGAAAGATTGTGAATCATTTTCTGAAGAAGAGGAAATGATTATAATAAACCTGAGTGGAACTACAATACCTGAAACTATTAATAATAACAACGATCAAAATATTGAAAACATGGATGCTATACTTAGATTTTTTGAAACTCAGTTTAAATTGGAAAAAGATTCATTAACTGAAGAGAATTACCAGGCAAAACTGGCAGAATATCATACTGCTCAAGTCCTAGCTTTGACAGAAGCCAAAAAAGAATCCGATCCTATAAAGATTGGTAAGTTTGAAGGAGTCGAAGCTATTACTGCTGAGGTGACTCGGTTACAAGCAGTAGAAGCAACAGTTCCCGTAGATCTGAAAGATCAATTGGATATGGCAGCTCATGGTAAGGTTGTTACAGATGAATTAAGGGCAGATACTGATAGACTTTACCGTTTGACTGTCAAAGAAGGTAAAGAGGATGCCACCATCCTTGCACTTATCGTTGGTGCAGATTATAAAACTCTTAAATCTCTCCACAAACAGTATGATAAGCAAACCGAGGGGGAATTTAACTTTACATGCACTGCTTGCGGTTCACACGATGTTACTCGTGCTTCTGCAAATCCAGCCGAAGAGGGTGGGGGAGAAGTTACCAATAAATCAAGTCAGTCTGTAATTGATAAATTTACCGGTACTCATTCTTCTAAACTCCCCCGTAGCCTTCAGCAACCCGTAGCTAAATAATTATTAAACTCATATATCATGCCATATTTATTCGGGGTAGATACCTCTACCATTTTATTGAAGCATGAAGGTCATAAACTTCATGAGGCTTTTACAGTGGAAGATAATGCAGCTTTTATATTATTTTCTGCAGATTTGGTAACAAGCAATGTCATTAATATTACAGTTGATGCTGTTGCTATGGCTGCAGTTACTTTTTCGAGTACTCATGCTGCTACCATGGCGTTAATTGTAACTCAGTTGGAACTTTTGGCTAGTGTAGAAAGCGCTGAGATAATTGGGGCTACTAATTTAGGACTTAAAATCGTAGCTGCAAGTAATGCTAATCCTTTTACTGTAATAACTGGAGTTGTAACTCTTGGAGCTGGTCAAGCTACTATTAGTGCTACCTATAATCAGAATAGGTTGGTTAAAGGGAGACCGGTAGTTTTAAATAGTGATGGTACAGTAGCTCCTGCTAGGGTTGACGACAGTAATCATGAAATCATTGGGATTGCCGTTATTGATGCCATCGAATTTGAAGATGTAACTGTAATGATGAAGGCATTTGTTATTATCTTTGCTGAATGGAAAGCAGATACTTCTCTTGCAGGACCAGTTACATTTGATGCTTATAATGCAGTAACTGGTTATAATGAGGTCGATGATGCTTCTGTTGATACTACTAACCAATGGGGTTGGGCTTTGGATAACGGAGATAATGGTGATGTCACAAGGGTGGCTCTTCTTTAATAACTAGACCTGTATATTATAAAGTGTACAATAAATTGATAACCTAAAATTGAAAAGTCATGCCATATCTTTTTGGAGTTGATACAACTACGATTTTCCTTAAGTCAGAAAGCCATAAGCTTTTTCAAGAATTTGAGGTAGTAGCCGGAACAGATATTAAAAGGGGACAACCCCTTGTTCTTGAAACAGTGGGTACAGTAGACCTGGCTGCTGATGGTGCCGGTCCCAATTTGATTATTGGAGTTGCTATGCAGGATGCTGATGCAGGTGAATTAGTAACTTGTATGATGCGAGCCCATGCCATTATCTTCTGCGAGTGGAAAGCTGCAGCATCTGTTTGTGGTGCTGTAACATACGATGCTTATAATGCTACTACAGGTTATGTAGAAGTGGATGACGATACCGTTTCTACTACTAATATGTGGGGTTGGGCTTTGGATGATGGTGGTGACGGAGATATCGTAAGAGTTGCTCTTTTGTAATCACTAGACCAGTGCCATTATAATCAAAATATAAATATAATAAATCTTATATCATGAATCTTAACAAATTCGAAAAAAGCCAATTCAAAGGTCAGGTAATGGATGCTGTCAGAACAGCAGAAGCTATCCGCAACCATAAAGATAATCCGAAGGATGTTTCTTTTGAAGATGTAATAAAAGAAAAACATAACATCTCTTTTGAGTCATTCCTGTCTGATCTTGGTATTGATCCTTATACAGACACTATTCAGAATTTAGTAACAGTTCCTGAGATGGATGTTCGTTGGATCATACCTGAAGTATTCCGGACTGCTTTATTGTTAGGTTATCGTGCTGCTCCCATATATCCTAATATAATAGCGGGTGAAGAACAAATGCGAGGCCTCAGGCAGGTTATGCCTAATATCAATATGTCAGATGCTGCTCCCCGATATGTAGGGGAGGGAGAAACAATCCCGTTGGGAGAAGTTTCTTACGGTTCGAAAGAATTCCGTATCTATAAAATTGGTAGAGGTATTAAACTTACTGATGAAGTGGTTTTTTATGCTTCTCTTAACCTGGTATCAATTTTTATGCGGGACTTCGGGGTTAAACTTGGACATGCAACTGATGTCCTGGCTGTTGACTGTATCGTTAATGGAGAACAGGCAGATGGTTCAGAAGCCGCTGATGTTGTGGGAACGGCAGATGGTACAACACTTACATATAAAGATTTACTCAGAATCTGGGTTCGCCTGGGACGTATGGGTAGAGTTCCAAGTGTTATGATAAGTGGAGAAGCATTGGCTCTCGATGTTTTGGACCTTACAGAATTCAAAACCCCGGTGATGGGTGCTCCACGTGAATCATTGGTATTCAAATCCCCTATTCCTCAGAATACTAATTATTACATTCATGGTAATGTTGCAGCTGATCAAGCCATCATACTTGACCCCTCTGCTAATATTATTAAGTTCAATGGTTGGCCATTGAAAGTTGAATCAGAAAGGATAGTATCTAACCAGACAGAGGCTTTCTATGTAACCTTACAAACTGGTTTTGCCAAGCTCTTCACTGATGCCTCCTTAATTGTAGATAGAACATCATCCGATATCACATTCATTGACCAGTTCGATGTAGATACCTATCAGAACGTAGAGATTGAATAATTTAAACTTATAATATAGTCTAGGTTCTAGTTAAACATTAAGTTAGATTAGGGTTTAGACTATTTTTATATGAATCAAAAAAATATTGTCATGGCTAAAAAATCAATTTCAAAAAAATATGTTAAATTAGGACCGAGAGCTGGTGGATTCACTGATCCTTTTTCCAGATTTAAAATTTTGAGGGGTCAAATTAAAGAACTTGTAACTCCGCAAGAGAGATCATCTGGTAGAATTAAAGCTGCTATTAGAGGAGGACATCTTCAAACAGTTTCTGAGAAGGATTACCAGGATTATTTGGAAGCTCAAAAATCGGAAGAGGAAAAAGCAGTAGAAGAAAAAGAAGAAGAAACAAAAGAACCCACATTGGAAGAGAAGTTGGATGAGAAAACCAATGCTGGATTACTTGAATACTATAAGGATCATTATGAAGTTACCGAAGAACAGATTGATGTTTTTGAAAAACTTAAGCATGATGACCGGGTAGCAGAACTTGTGGGGTTAGCTGAAGATTCAGAAGAAGAATAATTTGCTATAGTAATAAGGGGTATAATTAAGAGGGGCCCTTAGCCCCTTTTTTTAAACATAATAAAAAACCATACACCATGAATAAAACAGAATTTATAAACATAATGGAAAACTCATTCCCGCCAGCGGTTAATCAAGCATTTAGTACTTGGTTAAAAAGCGGGATAAAAGAGTATGGTATCACTATTGATCGTACAGATGGTAGTAGTAGAGGATTAAGATGCCATAGTCATAATATAAATGATGGTGAGGATTATGCCAATGAGTTCGCGGGTGATTTTACAAATAAAACGGGGGTTATGGATGGCCTTAAATCTTCATGGCTCATGCAAACTGCCGATAATACTGGAACTGGAGTTCTGAGGGCATTCTCTGGGCTTGCTTATCTCCCGGCTGGTGTTTCTATAACAGGTACTGTTTTAACGGGTTCTGCTATTATGGGCGTTTACGCATACTGTCAGATTACCGCTACAGCTACATTAAATGGTACAGCTGTAGTAGCAACTGGGGTATGGGGTAAGATAGCTGGACAGGCAGGTTCTGTTATGACAAGTTGCAAACTTTGTGCTGCTGGTTATTTTGTATCTTCTTTGCTTGTACAACCCTCTTCAGGGTTATCATCTGTTATCCATTTAACCCATGACACTCAGGGAACTACATTACCCCAAGCTATATACGTAGAGGGAGCTGGTAAGATTGGTGCATTTGCAACGTTTGATGTGGCTGGTGGGGCTGGTTATATTCTTGTAGCAAACACTACTGCAATGGGTGCTCAGGCTTCTTCTCATGCCTTACGTATACTTATTGGTTCCACTGAACATTGGATTCCAGTATTTAGTACACAATGGAACGGATAAAAAACTAGTACTTAGATATACTATTATATAATAACACAAATGTTGTTATAAATAATATAATATGAAATTTACTATTCTTGAACGGGTTACCTTAATAAAAATACTCCCCTTAAATGAGTCCTATTTAGTACACAAAATTGTTGCTGATTTTAAGAATAACCTTTATCTCAGTGAAGAAGAAATAAAGGATTATGAGTATAAAGAGGTTGATGATGGAGAGGGTAGGATTAAGATTACTTGGAATCTGGAAAAAGCAAAAGAAAAAGACATTGATGTTGGAGATGGGTTAAAGATAATAATTTCTAGTGTCTTAAAGAAATTCGATGAAGAGAAGAAAATTAATGAAGAGAACGCATCTCTTTATGAAAAATTTATTTTATAATAAAGAATTTTAGTCTCCATCTGTATCCCGAGGGGGTATGCTATTCCCAGTAGTATACCCCTTTTTTTGTTTAAATCATAGATTAAATAATCTAATATCTAAGTATAATCAATAGGCATATCCTGTAATTAACTACAAGCATTTCTAGTGCATTTAATTGTAATATACATAGAGTATTATAAATAATGATTTTTGTATGCTAGTAAGTTAAAAGACTTAAATCCTAATAACTTTTAAAATCATGGCTAAATGGCAAATAGATGCAATGCTCGATGCGGCATTGACTTATATTTCAACAAATACAACACAACTTTTTGTCTGTAATGGTCAACCTGTTAACTATGCTGGAATTGCGGCAGTAGCTTTAACAGGGGGAGCAACTCCAAGTTTTCAGGCTAACCAAGATGGTGATGTGGGCGGAAGGAAACTTGCTGTTGATGAGGAAGTGGATATTCCAGTAACTGCAACGGGGAATGCTACTCACGTTGCCCTTGCTTCTGCTGATACGTTGCTTTATGTAACTACCTGCACACTTCAGGCTTTGGTAAGTGGTAATACAGTAACTGTACCTACCTGGGATATTGAGATAGACGACGCAGCCTAATGGGGTTTACCAAATTAAAATATCGACTAGTCTTATATATCATTTTAGTTGAATATAATTTTAATTTAAAAATGTATGCTATCAATTAATGAATCCCTACATGTCCATTTAGCTGATCAAGTAATACTTCCGTTCCCATTAGTAATGATTAAGATTTCATTAATGACCCCAGATACTATTAATGTTATCGAAGAAGCCCCCATTAAAATTACTTTAAAACTACATGGGACAGAATAACTATGAAAGATAAAAAATGCAAAATAATAACAAGTCTAATAATTATAATAAAAATAGGCAACCATGATTATCAAAGAGATTGATTTTAATCTCGTAAAAGATAAAGTTGAGGATAAAGTATTCATATTAACTAACGATGATAATACTGTTTATAATATGACTGGTAGTACAGTTGTATGTAAATTTTATAAAGCTCCAACTCCTCCTATAGATATTACCTGTGATATACATTTAGTTAACGGAACTATAACTATCCCTTTTACTGCGGTTCATGCCGATGCTCTTGGGAATTATGAATATATCGTAGAAGAAACTAAATCGGATAGTAGTGTAATTTCTTTAGTTAAAGGTAATATTATCATATTAGATTATGTCCCTTTTTCAGAAACGATAGAAGCTTATTTTAGATCAGAACTTCCTGCTAATTTAACCCTTACTCCTGATTATCGTAATCAAAGGATTTTTTATTGGAGAAGAATTCTACAAACCGCTTTTGAAATAACGGATGCCAATTTAAATATTGAAACTGCATGGCCAACTTTAGTAAACGCATTACTTGCAAAGTTAGTTGTCTATGATGCTTTAATGTTAAGTGCTAGCGGGTCATTCGCAGCATTTCTTGGAGGCGATTATACAGATTCTACTATTGCAGGAGCAGGAGCGGTGAAAAGTGTAGAGACAGGACCAGTAAGGGTAGAATATTTTGATGCCGCTTCTTCAGCCAAAAATGCTTTTGTTTCTTCAGCTGGAGGGATAAGTATGTTCGAAACTTTAAAACAAGGACTTTGCGGATTGGCTAATTACCTGAAAGTAAAGATCCCAATGTGTGATGGTAATATAATGCCTATAGCTCCTCAATTTGCCCAGAACCCAGATTGGGCAATCCCAACTTTAGATGAAACAATAGAATCACAAGGATAAACTTAAAACTAATTTAAAATGAAAAAATTGCTAATTCTTATATCATTGTTATTTTCAGTCATATTATTTATGTCTGTTAATTCGCGAACATCAGATTCTTTTCATGAGTATGCTACAGTTAATGTAGATCCAGGAGCGTCTGGGTATTATACTAATGCAATAAGTATCAGAGCAATTAAGGGTAATCGTCAAGCTGAGCATGTTTACTTTTCAATACGAGGTACGGGGACTATGACTGTAACTTTGCAGTTTAAATGTTCGGGGGATGCTGCTTGGACAGACTATGATACCTATACTACATCAAAAAGATTGATAGTAGAAGGGGGTGAAGTAGGGACTACATGGAGAGCTGGAGTAGTAAATGCTGTTGCTTATACTAGTGGGGAGAAGATATTTGGATTTGGTTGGTAAATAAAAAAATAAAACTATGAAGAAATTATTGATATTTCTATTGTTATTATGTCCGCTATTCTTAGCTGGACAGATTGTACATCCTGTAGTATGGGATCTTGATTATTTTGCAGAAGAGGATAGTTCCTGGTCAACAATAACAATCACTGACTCACTTGTATTGGATTATCTGGCCACTCCAACAACAACGGTACTCACTCCGACATCA